ACAACATCCCGCCCTTCGTCACCTCCCGGCTGGACATCGGCTACATCATCAGCGAGCTAATGAGCTACAAGCAGCGGGACTATCTCCGCGGCTGGTACAACACCGTGCTCGGGCTGCCCTATACCGATGGCCACGCCCGGCTGTCGGAAGCCGACATCCGCGCCAACATGATCGGGCCGGACATCGTCCCGCTGAGCAAGGATGAGCAGGCCTTCCTCGGGATCGACGTCGGGCTGGTTTGCCACGTAGTGGTCGGCCGGCTGACGCACGCGGGCGTCGTTCCCTGCGAGTTCCACATCGTCTCCGCTGACGAGATCGTCCAGTGGGTGGCCGAGTTCGCTGAGAACCATAATCTCGTGAGCGGGGCGATGGACCGCTACCCCTACACCCCGACGGCCAACGCCGTATTCGAGGTGTCCGGCGGTAAGGTGTTCCCCGTGGGGTACCGCGGCGAGAAGGAGATCAACGGGGTCAAGGACGAGTACGGGACCATCATCCACTTCCAGGCCAACCGGACGGGGATGCTGGACGAGGTTGTGCGCCGCGTGCGCCGCAAGACGCTGCCGATGTCTGGCTACGAGAACCTGGACCACATGGTGGTCGAGCATCTGCGGGATATGGTCCGGGACGAGCAGCCGGAGTTACCGGCGACCTGGATCAAGATCAACGGAAATGATCACTTCTTCCACGCCCTGGCATTTTTGATATTTTCAAGCAAAATCGAAGACTTCATTTTGCTTAAATCTGACTCAGAACCCCGCATTATGAGTGGAATATTTGGGGTAGACATGAAGGCCACCAATGATGGCCTATCAGGGATGAGCCAGAAAGCGCCAGATCAGTTTTCATCTCAGCAACAATTCGGTAGGGGCATCTGATGGGTCTCGTCGCAAGCGCCCTTAACATCGTGCTGCCCAAGTCGCAGAAGAAGGGCGGCCTATCGCTGACCGGCACCACGACGCCGGCCAACGCGACCTCCGTCCTGGGCATGCCCGCCTACCAGAGCCATCTGACCGACATCTACGCGCTGCGCCAGGCCTCCGACAGCCGGACCCTGATCAAGCAGCTGGCCCTGTCCGATCCGGACGTCTCGGCCGCGTTCAACGCCTATCTGACCATCTCGGGTGCAGACTCGCCGCTCTTCCTGGCCAAGAACCTCCAGGGTCAGGATGACACGGGGGGCCAGACGCTCCTGCAGCAGACCCTGCTGCTGCTGACCCGGCAGTTCGACTATACCGCCGGGTTTGAGTATCAGCCCAGCTTGGACACACTGTGCGAGAACATGCGTTACATGCTGCTGGCCACGGGGGCGATCCCGGCCGAGCTGGTCTTCGACAAGAACCTGGCGCCCACTGAGGTCCGGTTCGTCGATCCGCAATACATCTTCTGGTATGAGAAGCTGCCGGGCCAGTACAAGCCGGAGCAGCGCCAGGCTGGCCAGTTCATCAGCCTGGACATCCCCTCGTTCTTCTTCGCCTTCCACCACAAAGACCCGAACTCGATCTACGCCCAGAGCACGTTCACCTCGGCCATCAACACCATTGCGGCCCGGCAGCAGGTGGTGAACGACCTCTACCGGATCATGAAGATCACCGGCTACCCCCGCCTGGACATCGAAGTCCTGGAGGAGGTCATCCTCAAGAACATGCCAGGCGACATCAAGAAGAACGCCGACCAGGCTCGGGCCTGGCTGAACGCCCGGCTCAGCGAGATCAACACCGCCATCACCAACATCAGGCCCGACCAGGCCTTCGTCCACTGGGACAGCGTCCAGGCCAAGACCTTGAACGAGAAAGCGGGAATGGCTCTCGACATCACGCCGATCATCAACGTGCTGAATGGCCAGAACCAGGCTGCGCTCAAGGTCATGGCGACGATCATCGGCCGCGGCGAAAGTGGCGTGAACACCGCCTCAGTGGAGGCCCGCGTGTTCTCGATGAACTGTGACGAGCTGAACAAGCCTGTCGCCGAAATGCTGAGCAACATCCTGACCCTGGCACTGCGTGTCCAAGGCTTCCAGGGCTACGTCGAGGCCTGGTTCCCCAAGGTCGAGATGCGCCCCGACATGGAACTGGAGCCCCAGCGCATCATGCGGGCCGCGCGCCTCAACGAGGCCCTGTCGCTTGGCGTGATCACCGACGCCGAATACCACATCCAGATGTTCGGCCGCCCGGCCCCGGCCAATGCTCCGATCCTCCAGGGAACCGGCTTCATGCTGCCGCAGACATCGAGCGGGGCCGCCGATGGCGCTGCAGCTGCCGGCGGCACCGGCGGCACCACCGGTGCGGGAGCGAATAGTAACTCCCTGGGCCGAGCCCAGACGACCCCCGGAAGCAAAACAGCCACCTCGAATACGGTCAAGACAACTCCCAAAAAGTGAGGTTCCGTGACCCCTTCCAAAGCCAAGCGCGGCCCCAAGTCGACCTCCGATCTCGAACTGGCCCAGGCCCACAGGGCGTGGATGAAGGCCGGTAGGAACCAGGTTCGGGCAGCAGCGGAGCTTGGCATATCCAAGGACGCGATGCACCGCCGGCTGACGGCCTGGGACCGCATGGACGAGGACCGTAAAGCAGCGCAGCAGGGCATGGCACCGGACTTCGACATCACCCACGCGGTACCGGCTGGGCTGACCCTCCGCGGAACCTCGATCCAGTATGACGCCAACGACAAGGTGAAGCTGTACTGGAACAAGACCAAGCCCCAGGGCCTGCACCCTGAAGAGGTCTTCCAGCTGCCGGACCCGAAGAAGGTGACCAAGACATCCACCCTGTTCGACGGCCAGGGTAACGTCAGCCAGCAATGGGTCTCCGAGAAGGCCGAAGACAAGGACCGTGAGGCCCTCTGGATCGAATTCGCCAAGGCCCTAGCCTCCGAGATACCGCGGGCCGAGCCCTCAACCGGCCCCGCTGTGACCGACACCGACCTGATGGCTCTTTACCCCGTCGGGGATCACCATATGGGCATGCTCTCCTGGGACCAGGAGACCGGCGAGAACTGGGACCTGGGCATCGGCGAGACCATGCTGGCGGACGCAATCGACTACCTGGTCGCAGCCGCACCGGCCTGCAGCACGGCGCTCATCGCCCTGCTCGGGGATTTTATGCATTACGACAGCTTCGAGGCCGTGACACCGACGAGCCGGAACGTGCTCGACGCCGATGGCCGCTTCCCCAAGATGGTGCGCGCGGCGATCCGCTCGATCCGCTACCTGATCAAGGCCGCCCTGGCCAAGCATGGCAAGGTCCACGTCAAGATCGAGATCGGCAACCACGACCTATCCAGCTCGATCTTCCTGATGGAATGCCTGGCCAACATCTACGAGGACGACGCTCGCGTCACCATCGATACCTCGCCGATGCACTACCACTACTTCGAGTTCGGCAAGAACCTGATCGGCACCCACCATGGCCACGGCACCAAGATGGAGAAGCTGCCGCTGATCATGGCGACCGACATGCCCGAGGCCTGGGGCCGCACGATCCACCGCCTCTGGCTGACCGGCCACATCCATAGCCGCACGGTCCAGGACTACGCCGGCTGCTCGGTGGAGAGCCTCCGCATCCTGGCGCCATCCGATGCCTGGGCTCACCAGAAGGGCTATCGATCGGCTCGGGACATGAAGTCGATGATCATGCACCGTGAGCACGGCGAAGTCGCCCGCCACACCGTCAACCCGGCGATGTGTCGGAAGATGGCAGCCTGAAGTGAAACGCCTCACTTTTACTCACTGACTACTGCCGACAGACCGGCCTATCACTCGTGGAGAGTTTTAATCCGCGAGTGCGCCATGAAGCAGGTCACAAAAACGCCAGCCATTATTGCCCAGATGCAAAAGATTGCAGGGGCCGGCGTGGACGTGGCCAACCTTCCGGTTTGGGAGGCCCAGGCGGCCAATACCCTACCGCTGGTCAAGCGTGGCTCGATCTACCACAAGGCGCAGATGAGCGAAGGGATGGTTCGTGACGTAGCGACCGCCGTCAACGCCAACGGCCTTCCACTTCATACACTGCATCAGCAGGGCAGCGAGCTGCCGTCAGGCCGCGTATTCATGGGCGACACCGTCTCCAATGATGTCGGCCTGCCCGAGACCAGCCTGCTGTTCTACGTGGACCCAACCGACACTGACCTGATCTCGGCCATCGACAACGGCATCATCGATTCGGTGAGCATCGGCGTCCTGCCGTGCTGCGCCCTCTGCAGCGAGTGCGGCTTCGATTATCTCGGTGCCGACGCCTCGCCCAGCGCCTTCTGGGACCGGACCTGCCCCAACGACCACACCATCGGCGTGGACGGCTGCCACCTGAACCTGACCGGCGTCGATAGCCTGATGGAGATGTCCCTGGTGAGCAACGGCGCAGTGCCGAACTCCAAGATCACGTCGGGTGCCAACTCAGTCGTCGGCCAGCGGCTCGCCGCCTCCGGCCTCGGCTCGGACGCGGCGATCCTCCGTGCCTCCACCGCCATCCCCAAACCGAAACCCAAGGAGCCCTTAATGGCTGACACCCTGCAGCTCGACAGCCTCGTCGGCAAGATTACCGAGAGCGCCGTCGCCCTCGCGGCCAGCCAAGGCAACCTCGCCGTGGCCTCGGCCAACGTCGTCACCCTGACAGCCACCGTGGCCGAGCACGTCGCCGAGATCGCCACGCTGAAGGCCGCCGCGGCCGACCCGGCCGGCATGGTCGCCAAGCTGGCGTCGGCGGAAGCCGAAGTCGGCGTGGCCCTGACCTTCCTGCGTGCCCAGGCCAAGAAGGCCCTGGTCGCCACCGAGGGTGACGTCTCCAAGCTGGACACGATGGCGACCGCCGAACTGACGGCGGTCATCGAAGGTGCCCAGGCCAAGCTTTCGACGCTCTTCCCCGACGGCGGCCGATCCAAGGTCGTCATCGAGCTGAGCGCCGACGACAACGACGCGGCAGCCCGCCGCAAATCCTTCAAAATCTCTTAAGGAGCCCGAACAATGGTCGGCATCATCTCGCAGCAGGGCTTCATCTTCGACAGCACCTGGCTTCCCTACAATATCTCCGGCTCGGTCGTTGTGGCCGACATCGGTAAAGCGGTCAGCCAGGATACGGCCCACGCCAACACCATGAAGCTGGCCGCCGATGGCGACCGGATTTGCGGGCGCCTCGAAACCCTGGAAGCCCGCACGGTCGAAGGCACCGTGGTCGGCACCGTCTCGCGCCGGTTCAGCGAAGCCTTCCCGATCTTGGGCGGGGAAACCTTCGTCGTCGGCGACACGATGGTCGGCGGCGGCGGCGGCCTGGTTCGGGTCCGCAAGGTCTCCACCGTGGTCACCCCCGACCCGACGATGAACACCGTTTTCGAAGTCCTCACCGACGGTCGCCCCGTCGCGCAGAATTTTTAAGGAGCACTGACCAATGGCCCAGACCCTCAAGTCCCTCTCGGAAATCGTCAAGCGATCGGCCGGCGACGTCCTGAAGGACCTCAAGAGCACCAGCGCGCACACGTCCACCGAGGCCGGCTTCAACCTGCTCCAGGCCGCGGCCTCCTACGGCCTCGATCTGAAGGATTATCTGATCCTTTCGATCAAGTCCGAAGGCGTCGGCGCCGACCGCCTCGACGGCTTCGAGCTGGCCCTGTCGGAGCTGAACCTCCCGATCCGCAATGACTTCGCCAATGGCGTCGTCCTCCAGGCGGCCTCGGACACGTTCCAACAGTTCCCCGGCACCCGCGCCATGTTCCCCCCGGTCATCGACACGCTGCTCCGTTGGGCCGTGCGTCAGGACCAGTACGAGCAGACGGCGAATATCGTCGGCGGAAGTCGCACGATCGCCGGGACCGAGCTGATCTCGACCGTCGTGAATGACGATTCGGCACAGCGCGACAGCTTCACCGTGCCAGAACTGTCGAACATCCC